TGAGAAAACATCAACGTTATCAAGGGCTTAGGAATACACTACCAAGCCAATAGGGTAGTAAGCCTTTGATTGTATTGATGAATTTAAACGCCATTCTAAAGAAAGCTAATTCAGTAGAATAGTTTTGCTATGATATCCCACCCCTTGGCACTCCACAATGAAGCCCTCTCACGATGAGCGGAAACCGCATGCATGCACACGTAGCAAGGCCCGTGCCAACTCGGAGAACAAACCACGAAACTGGCGAAAGAAAGTTTTCCATACCGACATGGCCCAAACATCCAAAAGCCTGCCAGTGGCCTCCTAAAGCGATTTAAACGCTATTTCACTGTTTGTTCACGTACACATGCAAGTAGCATGCCATGTAACAGTGCCGATGCATCCCATTACAATAGGATTAAAGACCTACACTACATGACTATCTACCTATCGTCATACACAATAGGACTAAGAGCCTGTGTCGAAGACGTATTAAAGAGAATAACACAATGATATCAAAGCCTTAGCATGCATAGGAATGTGGTCAGTGGGATGGTATATCAATACCCATTCATATGTGGTACGATAGTACCGTCGGGCGTAGCCCTAGATACCGTAAGGAACTGATGGGGGTACAGGGGGTGTGGGGGTGTGCGAGTAGTATGCAATACACCTCCATACTTTCTCCGGGAAATTGGGCCAGCTGGAAAATTACCGACTTTACGATCTCTAATTGTGACGAGTGAAACGAGTCGTTACAGATTAATAACGAATGCATCGAAACATAGGAGTAGAGATGAAAACTCAAGGTAGACCTAAATCAAGTAACATCGAAGACAAGAGGGCCTACTTTGGTTCCAATAGTGTCAAAGATAGTAGTAACCCCAGCTTTCGACAGGAAAGCTTCAATTCAGCTAGAACATTCAAAGGTGGACAATCTTGGAACAAGTTTTCTGGTGGTGTAGTAAAGGATGGAAATAAGTAAATGGCAGTGGAACTCGATCTACTGAATAGTAATAGCCTGAATAATATCACCACTAACTTCCAGAGAGTTGATGCAGCTTTCCAAGACAGTTTGAGTAGAAGCGGTACTGTACCGAACCAGATGAATGCCAATATCGATATGAATGGCAATAACCTGTTGAACGTACATATTCTCCAAGCAGATGACATTACTGTAGCTGGAGGTCCTATTGATGGGCTTCTGAACGAAGTGTTGGAAGCTGTGGACATTGCTACCACTCAAGCAGCCATCTCATCTGCTGCTGCTGTAAGTGCAGGTATCTCTGCTGATGAAGCAGCTGCCTCTGCTGCCAGTATTGACGTTCCTGCTCTTGAAGCAGCTATTGCATCAAAACAGCCTCTCGATGCCACTCTCACTGCTTTGTCGGGATTTAACACCGATGGCATCCTTGTACAGACAGCGGCTGATACATTTACTGGTAGGACGCTAACTGGTACGACTAACAAGATTACCGTGACGAATGGTAGTGGTGTAGCGGGTAATCCTACCATCACTATCCCTGATGCGGTTACATTGGTCACTCCTACTATCACTGGCCTCACTACCCTTACTGGCGGACAGATTGCGTTTCCTGTAACAGCTATCCCCTCTGCTAATCCGAATACACTGGATGACTATGAGGAAGGGACTTATACGCCTACATGGACAGCGGTAACGACTAACCCGGTTCTCGGTAATGGTATTCTCAATGGGTGGTATACCAAGATTGGTAATACTGTCACGGTGAACATCTCCCTCACTATGGGCTCTACCACTACATACGGTAATGGTGTGTATTCGTTCTCTTTGCCATTCCCACCTGCTCGTAGAAACCAGACTGGTTCGGGCTACTTCTTTGATAATGGTACAGCCGTCTCGGCTTGCTCTTGCACCACTGCACCTGATGACTCTCCTTTCCTATATGGCGTTGTTTACAACGGTGCTAACTTTATAGGACATTCAGTTCCTGTTGCGTGGGCTAACCAAGACCGCATCCATTTCACTATCACGTATTTCGTATAAAGGAAACTAAATGAGTAAAGTCACACTGAATAATATCGCTAGGCCAGATACTCCGGGCGGTACACAGCTTCTGAATGAAAACTTTCAGAGGATTATGGAAGCTTTCGATAACACTTTGAGCTTGGATGGTACATTGCCTAACAGTATGAATTCTGACTTTGATATGAATAGCCATGACATCCTCAATGCTGGTAACATTGATGTGGAGTCGATTTCGATTAATGGCTCTACGCAGTTTGCCAACTCTGTCGAACAGATGGTTGACTTCGTTACACAGGCTGAGAATGCAGCCCTTCAGTCTGAAGGTTTTGCAGATGATGCTCAGGGTGCAGTAACCACTATCGAACAGACTATTGAAACTATCATTCCGAACAAGGTGCAGTTTATCGGTGATGGTATTCAGACCACCTTCGATCTTGGTCAGGCTGCTGCTTCTGTTGGCGTTGATGCGTACGTTAATGGTCTGTACATTCAGACCGATCAGTACAGCCTTGTTGGCAACAGTATTGTATTTGACGTAGCTCCCGGAGCCACTCCCTCTCCCGGTAATCCTAATATCGAAATCCGTGTAGGGGCACAGGCTTCTATCTCTAGTGGTAGTATTCCTCCTAACAACAGTATCGGTGCTGCTCAGCTTATCGATGGTTCAGTTACCAATCCTAAGCTTGCTCCTAATTCTGTAACCCTTAGTAAGTTTGATGCAGCTAGTCTTGCTCAGCTGAGAGATGCTGGACAGCTTACTGGCACTCTCGCTAACACTACATTGCCACCTCGTCTTCAGTCAGGTACTAATACTAATCAGATCAATGATTGGAATACCGCTACAGAGAATGGTTGGTATGTCAACATTGATGCTGCTGGTCAGCTTAATGGGCCTCAGATTAACAAGCGTTATATGGGTGAAGTGATCTCATTCAACAATGACATTGCACCTACCGCAGCATGGCAGAGACAGAAGGTATGGGAATTTGAAGGGGGTAGTACCTCTCTCAACACTCTGACCTTCCAGCGTGATCGTCAGGGCTCTGGAGCATGGTCTGCTTGGTATCGAGTAGAGAATAGTATTGCAGCTCTTGATGCTCGTTATTCCACTAGCACCAATAAGAAGGCCATTCAGACCTATCTCGAATTCTATCGTAATCCACAGACTGCCCTCATTGGTACAGCCAGTGCTGCTGCGTGGCTCAACCCCGGTAATGCCTTCTCGGCTTCTACTGCTCGTTGGCGTGGTGATCTTGGGTTTAAGGTGTTGAGTGCTCGTTGGGTTATTACTTGGACTCCCGGTCCTAGCTCTTCTTCCAGTGGCCTTCGTCTGTGCTGGGCTGAAGATGGTCCAACTAACATCATCGAATTCGCCAGACTGACTGGCAATGGTGCTACCACCCCTATCGTTAGCGCTGCTGACGTTACGGCTGCACTAAATGGACAGAACCAAAACAGAAGCATTCTTCATCAGACTCTTGGTAATGGTAGTAATGGTGTTCAGATTTACTCATCTGTTATTGAAATCGTTTTTGATACGGCGGCTTAAATGAAAATTGATAAAGCAAAACTTTTGGACACGATGGGGAGACCGCTAACGCAGTCTCTCTTTCTAGAGATGGGCTATAACGTTCAGTATGCTGTATTCACGTTCAACGATGAAGACAAGGAATACGATGGGCGTATCTATCCCTCTCTAAAGAAACTCTATCTGGAAGCTGAAGACCCTACGGAATATCAGTTTGCAAAGAAGCACTTGCTTGGTTGGAACCATTGGAAGCGTCTGAATGAAAATAAGATGCTCCGTGAACACTTCGATGAATGGCGTGAGGAATTGGAAGTATTGCTTCGTTCTGATGCTATCAAGGCTATCATCGATATGAGTGCTGATGGTACTAATTATCAAGCTATGAAATTCATGGCTGATCGTGGTTGGGATAAACGTGGTGTTGGTAGGCCGTCTAAGGCTGAAGCCGAACGAGAGGCCCGTATTAAAGACCGTATCAGTGATGAGTTCGCTGAGGACGTTGTAAGACTTAGGAGTATCTAATGGAAGACTGGCTTGTAGAGGCAGAGGCGATCCTAAAGCGTATGCCACCACAGGCATTGGAGGTTAGAGAACGTGCCTTAGCTGATCTGTATTATTTCGCGTCTCTGATGAACAGAGGTTATATGTATGGAGAAGTGCATCGTGATATCTTCCGCTGGCTACAGGAGTATAGTCTCTTTGGTCAAGCAGATGATCTGACTAGTAACAAACTTATCATGCTACCTCGTGGCCACCTTAAATCTCATATGGTGGCTACTTGGTGTGCATGGATTATTGCTCGTCATCCAGAAATCACTATGCTCTATCTATCAGCTACTGCCGAACTGGCAGAGACACAGCTTTTCGCTATTCAGAATATCTTGGCTAGTAAGACCTTCCGTAGATACTTCCCTGAATACATCAATCCTCAAGAGGGACTACGAGAGAAGTGGTCAGTCAAGAAGATGTCTATAGACCACCCTGAGCGTCGTAAGCAGGGTATTCGAGATGCTACCGTAGCTACTGCTGGTCTGACGACCAACACTACTGGCTGGCATGCTGACATCATTCTGGCAGACGACTTGGTTGTCCCCGAAAATGCCTATACTGAAGATGGTCGTGATCAAGTTTCTAAGAAGACTTCACAGTTCACTTCCATTCGTAACCCCGGTGGGTTTTCTCTAGCTTGTGGCACTCGCTATCACCCCAATGATATCTATGCCGTTTGGAAAGATCAGGCTTATGATACTTACGACGATGAAGGACTAGTAGTTGATAAAAAGCCTGTTTGGGAAGTTAGAGAATTTGTGGTCGAAGTTGATGGAGTATTTACTTGGCCAAGGGTTGTACGCCCTAGTGACAATAAGGCATTTGGTTTTGATCTCTCCACTCTCGCCAGAATTAAAGCAGAGTATAATGATCAAACTCAATTCTACGCACAGTATTACAACGATCCTAATGATCCCGGTTCTAATCGTATTAGCCGAGATAAATTTCAGTATTTCAATCCTAGACTTCTTCGTAACGAAGGTGGTAGATGGAACTATAATGGCAAGCGTCTCAATATTTATGCAGCAGTTGACTTTGCTTACTCTCTGAACCGTATTGCTGACTGGACCGCTATTGTCGTGATTGGGATTGACTCTGACTCCAACATCTTCGTTCTTGATATCGAAAGGTTCAAGACACAGAAGATTATCGAATACTTCGAGAAGATTGCTGCTTTGCATTCCAAATGGAAATTTAGAAAGATACAGGCTGAAGTAACTGTTGCTCAGGTGGTGATTGTTGAAGCTATCAAGGACTACGTGAAACAACGTGGACTTACTCTCACTGTGGTTGATTTCAGACCGGGTCGTCAGGAAGGTACAAAAGAACAGCGTATTGCTGCCGCTCTTGAAGCCAGATATGATGATGACAAGATGTGGCACTTTGAAGGAGGCTGGACTAGTATTCTTGAAGAAGAGCTTGTTCAGGCCCGTCCAAAGCACGACGACATCAAAGATGCTCTAGCATCAGCTGTCAGTATAGCCGTAAAGCCACAGAGAAGCTCAGGGAGCGTGGTTCAAGACTTCTTGGCTACCTCGGTGCCAAAGAGTAGGTTCGGGGGCTTCTATGCCCGTTAGAAAGGATAATAACATATGTCGGATGCAGTAGCAGAAATTCAGGCCATCTTGGCTCCTGAACCTTCGGCTGGCTGGGTGAGTAATATGTGGGATACGTATAATAATCAACGTTCAGGTAAGATGCAGGAATGGTTGGAACTGAAGCAGTATCTTTTTGCTACAGACACAACCACCACCTCTAATCAAACCCTCCCATGGAAGAACTCTACTACGCTACCAAAACTTACGCAGATTAGAGACAATCTGCATTCCAACTATCTCAGTGCTCTCTTTCCGAATGATAAGTGGCTCTCTTGGCAGGCTTATACTAAGGATGGTGCTCAGAAGGATAAGGCTCGTACTATCACATCGTATATGGAGAACAAGACTCGTGAGAGTAAGTTCCGTACCGAAGTTAGCAAGCTTATCTATGACTACATCGATTATGGTAATGCATTCTCCACAGTAGTCTACGAGAAACGGTATTTCAAGAACGAAGCAGGAGACGCTACACCGGAGTATGTTGGTCCAAGGGCCATTCGTATCAGTCCTGAAGATATCGTCTTCAATCCTCTCGCTACGAGCTTTAAGGATAGCTTTAAGATCGTTCGGAGTATCACTACCGTTGGTGAGTTGAAGAAACGAGCTATTACCAATCCCGATGACGCTTATCTAGCCAAGGTATTGCAGCATCGTGCTGATGTTCGTGAATTAGTAGGTGGTTACAAACGAGAGGACTTCAACAAGGCTGCTCAGTATTCAGTAGATGGCTTCGGCAATCTGTATGAGTATTTTATGGGTGAGTATGTTGAGCTTCTGGAGTTCTATGGTGATTATCACAATCATGTCACAGGTGAACTGACTACCAATCGTCTAATCACGATTGCTGACCGTTCTCTTGAGCTTCGTAATGTGGAGATGCCTACTTATAGCGGTGCTGCTCCGTTCTTTCATGTTGGTTGGCGTTTCCGTCCAGATAATCTGTGGGCAATGGGTCCATTGGACAATCTGGTTGGTATGCAATACCGAATTGACCATCTTGAGAACCTTAAGGCTGATGCTATGGACCTTATCGTCCATCCGCCTCTCAAGATTATCGGTGAAGTGGAAGAATTTGTTTGGGGTCCCGGTGTTCCTATTCATATCGATGAGAATGGTGATGTTCAGGAATTAGGTACTAATCTCAACTCCATCGTCATTGCTGATAATCAGATTGCTGATCTTGAAGGTAGGATGGAGCTTTATGCAGGTGCTCCTAGAGAAGCTATGGGTGTTCGTAGTCCCGGTGAAAAGACTGCATTTGAAGTGCAGACTTTGGATAACGCTGCTGGCCGTATCTTCCAAGAAAAGGCCACTACGTTTGAAATGGAACTCGTTGAACCTACGTTGAACGCTATGTTGGAAACCTCTCGTAGAAACTTTGATAGCGTTGAAGTTATCCGTGTTCTGGATAATGCTCTTGGTTCTACCAAGTTCTATGAGATCAGCAAGACTGACATCACCGCAAGTGGTGTTCTTCGTCCTGTAGGTGCTCGTCACTTCGCACAGCAAGCCACTGAGCTTCAGAACCTGATTGGTATCTCCAATACACCTATCTGGGAAATGATCGCTCCACACACGTCCGCTGTGGCTCTTACAGACTTTGTGAATGATGTCACCAATCTTCGTGCGTACAATATCTTTAAGCCCAACGTGGCTATTGACGAACAGGCAGAAACTGCTAGTATGATGCAGGTTGCTGGTGAAGACCTAGAGATGCAGGCAACTGTTCCTGCTGAGACTGAAACGATCACAGGAGGTGGTGTACCACAATGACAATCTCTGTCAAGTCAACTTGGCTTGAGGGACTAGATGACGATCAGAAGAATGAGTTGAGGGGGGATTTGATATCCTCCCAGCTCGTTCGTAAACGTCTTACTAAGCTCCTTGAGGATAAGATCGATACGAATAGAACCGCTGTACGAAAGAAGGAAAACTACGATAAGCCTAACTTCAGCGTTCTTGTAGCCGATAGTATTGGTTACGAAAGAGCATTGAGTGAGATCATTTCACTACTCGTTGTAGAAACGAAATAATTATTTTTCTCACAAATCGTGCCGATAGGCGATATATATCCATATGATATCTCTATAGAGCGTAAGCTCCAGTATAGTAGTAATAGAGATTAATACTACAAACTATAGTAATAGCTATTAATATAAGGAACACTCCAGACCATGGACGTATTTAATAACGACCAGCCTGACCCGGCTGATGAGACTACGAATAACGCTGCCCCTAAGGAAAAGGTTGATATCTGGGTTGAAAAGCTCATGGAGATCAAGCGTCCAGATGGGACCCCCAAGTACGAGACTGTTGAAGCTGCTTTGGATGCTATCAAGTTCCAGAACGATCATATCGCTAAGATCGAGCGAGAGAATGCTGAACTTGCTGCAAAGGTCACTGAAGTTGAAACTCTTAAAGAAACTCTCGAACGATTGGGCGGTGCTAAAATGAACGAAGAAAAACCGAAACAGGAAACCCCTGCGAATGGTGGACTGAGTGAAGAAGCGGCGATGGAACTTGTTAGAAAGGCTTTGAAGGCAGAGAAAGATACAGACACTGCCGTCAACAATCTTAAGCACGTTCAGGATACACTGGTTGCTAAGTATGGCAAGGAGAAGGCACAAGAGGCCGTGATGGCGAAAGCCACCGAACTCGGTGTGGACGCTCAGCAGCTTAAGCAGCTTTCTGCTACTAGCCCAGCAATGGTGCTTGCACTCTTCGGTGAAGCTAAGTCTTCGCCAACACCAAACACCGGCTCTATTAATCTAGGTGGTTACAAGCCTCGACAGGAAGAACTTAAACGTCCAGAAAAGAGCTTGCTCTCTGGACCTTCGGCTACAGACCGAAATCGTAAGGACTTGATGGCACAGATTAGGGAGAAGGTATACAAAGAACATGGCATTACAGGATAGTGCCTAACGCAAGGGAATAATAAATGAACCTTACTACCAATACTCGCGCGTTCATTGAAGCTGAACAGTATTCTTCGTTCATCCTTCTGAACCTGCATGATGGTCTGCTCCCAGAAAGCTTCTACCGTAACGTTACGGACTTTGGCTCGGGTGAGACTCTCCACATTAAGACTGTTGGTACTGTTACCATTCAGGACGCTGCTGAAGATACCCCGCTGATCTACAATCCAATTGAAACTGGTGAGATCACGATGAAGATCACCGATTACTTTGGTGATGCATGGTATGTCACTGACGACCTTCGTGAAGACGGCACCGACATTGATCGCCTGATGGCTGAACGTGGCTCTGAGTCCACTCGTGCTATGCAGGAACACGTTGAAACCCGTTTCCTTGAAACGATCCCTCTGGCAATGCAGGCTGCTTCTCCGTATCTGATCAATGGCTTCGCCCATAAGATCGTATCGGCTGATGCTAATGGCGTTATCACTCTGGATCACTTCATTGCTATGGGTCTGGCCTTTGATAAGGCTAACGTTCCAATGGAAGGTCGTGTAGCTATTGTTGATCCGGTTGCTGCTGCTACTCTCAACAGCTATATCACCCTCACCTCGGACATCACCCCGTTCGCTGTGGAAATTCTGACTGGTGGTATGGCCCGTGGCCAGCGCTTCCTGTTCAATCTCTACAATTGGGATGTGATCATCTCTAATCGTCTCTATCGCGGTACTGCCAACGATGGTACTACCACGATCACTGATGCAACGTGGAACCTCTTCATGTGCGTCACTGACGATCAGACTAAGCCTGTGATGATGGCATGGCGTCGTCTTCCTAAGACTGAAGGTGAACGCAATAAGGATCGTGCTCGTGATGAGTTTGTGGTTCGTGCCCGCCTTGGTTTTGGTGTTCAGCGTCTCGATACCGCTGGTGTCGTTGCTACTCACCCAACCAACCGCACTGCTGCGGTTTAATAGGAGGATATAACTATGGCTCTTTATCGCACTCCATTCGGCAATAACGTCGCTGCCCCTACGGGTAATGTGACTGGTTTTGTCCATAACTCTTTCGGCCCCATTCAGCCCGGTGGCGCTATTGGCGTCAACAAGGTTGAAGGTATCAAGGAAGAACTCGTAATTGAATTCACTGGTTTGAACTTCAACGATGAGCCTGATGGCCTTGTCCCCTTCGTCCTTCCCGGCGGTGCTGTCATCAAGTCGGTCTATATCGACGTTGAGGAAGTGTTTGTCGTCACTGGCACCACTCCCACCCTTCTGGTTGGTACTAACGGTACGGAAGTGACTAACGGTTTCGTTGTTTCGGAAGCTATTCTGGAAGCTACTGGCTCTGCTAATCTCACTGCTACTCTCGCGGGTACTTGGGACAATGAAGTGCCTCTGGCTGCCAATACTACGATTGGTTTCGCTGTAGGCGGTACTGGTAGTCCTGCTATTGCTCGTTCGGGTAAGGCTCGTATTACGGTGCTGTTTGAACGTATCAATCGTGCTCCGTCCCCTGCTCTGGCAGGTGGTCCGGTTCTTCCGTGATTTATCAGAGGCGGGACAGATTAAGTTCTGTCTCGCCTTTTCTTTTATCTAACGGAGGTACTTATGACTATTCAACACCGACTGATTACTGATGCTGAAAGACACGAACCAAAGGGAGCTTCTACTGCTACTATTGGTCAAGTAGCTAAGGCTAATGGTGATGGCACCACTACATTCGTTAATCCAGCCACTCTTGTTAACGTTGGGCTAGCTTCTACTATCGAAAGTCAGAACTTCACCACACAGAACCCTTCAGGGACTGATGCTCCTATGCTGGTAGTCTGGGGTTCGGCAACTAGTGACGCTAATGTCAGTATCGCTACTGATGGTACAATCACTTTCCTTACAGCCGGACTTTACTTTGTCACATTCAATCTGAACTTCGGCAGATCGACAACTACGGCTATTGCCACACTACTCGCCCGACTTCTGGTTAATGATGTAGCAGTTGGTTTCACTCAAGCTACTAAGATTGATACCTCAGCTAATATTACTCCATTCAACGCTAGTGTTCTGAGAAACTTCTCTGTGAATGATACTCTCAAGGTTCAAGTCATTCGGGATAGTGCTGGTCAGAATGATGGTGGTCTTGTGATCATCGATCCGGTTCTAGCTGGATGGGCTACTTCCCCTTCTGCTGCAATTCGTATTCAGAAGATTTTAGGAGCATAGTATGAAATACACCCTATTGGATATTGTCTCTGACATCATCAGTGATATGGACAGTGATTACATTTCCAGCATCAATGACACCGATGAGGCTATGCAGGTAGCACAGATTGTGAAGACCAACTATCAGGCCATGATGTCTAATAGGAATTGGCCTCATACGTTGGTCGCTCTTAATCTCACCCCATATGCTAATGATGAGCTTCCTACACATACTCGTATTGAGGATAATGTCAAGGAAGTTGTATCGGTGTTCTACGATTGTCGTAAGGGCGTGAGTGATCGGTTGGATTATCGTCAGGTAAAATATCTCGATCCTGATGATTTCCTGAGACATACGAATGCTAGAAACAGTACTGACCCTAATTCAACTGTAGTTCTTGATCCATCTGGCGTGAAGCTGATTATCATTACGAACAGAGCACCTACCTACTACACGTCATTCAATGACACTACCATGGTGTTTGACTCTTACGACAATGGTATTGACTCCACCATTCAGGCTAACAAGACACAGATCAGAGCTTACACCATCCCAGCCTTTGAGATGCGTAACGACTTTATTCCCGATCTCCCTGATGAAGCATTTTCGTTGCTTATCGAAGAGAGTAAGAGTAAGGCAATGTTCAAGCTCAAGCAGATGCAGGATATCAAAGCTGAGCAAGAGTCTGCAAGACAAAATAGATGGCTCTCCCGTAAAGACTGGAGAGTTCATGAGAAAGACATTTACCCTTACAACTACGGTAGACGTAGGAATGGTGGAAGACGTAAGGACCCGACTTTTAGGAGAGATTGATGGAATACCGTGGATATAATATCGTAGCCGATGAAACTGCAAGAATGAAAAAGGTAGAAGCCATCGGTAGAGGTAGTGTCCATCTCTCTCTGAGAGGTTTGTTCACAAGTGAAAAGATGGCCAAGCACGCTATCAATATTCATGAGAATGGAAAGGAGGAAGTGAATGGCAAGACAGGCAGTACCAATCGAGGTAAACAAGTTTAACGCAGGACTAATCACTGACGCCAATCCTCTTACATCCCCTGATAACTCTTCTCTAGAAGAAGATAATATGGTGTTGAATGTTGATGGCAGTAGAAATCGTAGACTTGGTTTGGATTATGAAACTGGTTTTCAGATTATCACGACTACTATCGAGAATGCTGGCTCTGTCAAAGTAGCCAACACTACCTATCGTTGGGATAACGCTGGTGGTGATCCTGATAAGTCTATTGAGGTTATCCAGATTGGTAATGAACTTAAATTCTTCGATCTTGATATCTCTCCCATTTCTAATGGCCTCTTTCACACTCAGCTGTTCTCTTCGTCTCTTGTAACCTCTCGGTTCTCCTATACTGTCGTTGATGGTATTCTTGTCATCACGACTGGTGAGAAGGAAGTGTATTCTCTTCAGTATCAATCTCCCTCCACTATCACTGTTTCCACCAACCGTCTTCTCATTCGGGATTTCTTTGGTGTAGAAGATATTGATGGGGGTACTGATATCACTAGAGGTACTTCAGTCCAGAATAGACCTACTGTTTTCACGAACAATCACACATACAATCTTAGAAATCAGTCTTGGGGTATTCCCCGACTAGATGCTGGTGCAGAAATTGTATCAGATCCTATCATGGCTTTCCGCTCTCGTCCCGGTAACAGAATTCCTTCTAACGCTGATACAGTGACTGAGGTTCTACACCCTGACGCTGAGGATACGGATGATCGTACCATTGATCGGTTCTTCCCTAATGACCTTATCAAGAACCCACTAGGTACTACTCGCTCCCCACAGGGCTATTATATCATTGATGCTCTTGATAGAGGGACTAGCAGACTTCTCCAGAATACACAGAACATGGCGAGATATCCACAGCTGACTGCTGCTGTCACTACGCTTCCACAGGACATGACTCCCGGTGGTGCTAAAGTAGCCTCTGAATTCGCTGGTAGAGTGTTCTATGGCGGGTTCTCTGGTGAGGTGGTAGGTGGTGATGGGCACTCTCCTAAGATGTCTTCCTACATCCTGTTCAGTAAAGTCGTTGACAGTCCTGCTGATATTGCCTTGTGCTATCAGGAAGGTGATCCGACTTCAAAGAACAGCCCAGACATCATCGACACAGATGGTGGCTTCATTCGTATCAACGAAGCATACGGTGTTAAGAGACTTATCAGTCTTGGTAGTAGCCTCTTGGTCATTGCTGTCAACGGTGTATGGAGAATTACTGGCGGTACTGATAAAGGCTTCACAGCCACTAGCTATATCGTTGAGAAGATCACTGACCGTGGTTGTACCTCTGAAGACTCAATTGCAGTGATTGACAACAGTTTCATGTATTGGGCTGATGATGCTATATACCATGTCAACCCCGATCAGTTCGGTGGTTGGAAGTCTGACAATATTTCCTTCGGTAGAATTCAGAGACTGTACGATAGTATCAGCACTGAAGATAAGAGATCGGCTAAGGGAGAGTATGATAGCTATGAGCGTAAGGTGAGATGGCTGTATTACAATCGTACTACAGACGACACTCCTACGAAAGAGATCATTCTTGATCTACAACTCCAAGCTTATTATACTAACACCATTAAGAAGATGGGTGGTAATAATTTCCCCAGAGCTGTGGCTATGTATGTAGCTAAACCCTATCAGATCATTCTTAGTGACATTGAAGTGTTGGCTGGACCAGAGCTAGTTCTCGTAGGTACAGACGAAGTTATCATTTCCTTGGAGACTAAGCGTGGTATCTTCCAGAGAGAAATTGGCTATCTGGTTATCACTAGTGTTGATCCAGTAGTCCAGTATACATTCGCTACATACAGAAATTCTGATTTCAGAGATTGGTTCTCTGTTGATAATGTTGGCGTTGACGCAGACGCCTATGTTGTAAGCAGCTTCATTTCTGGTAATGATTTCCAGAGAGAGAAGCAAGTCCCTTATATCACTATTCACTCTAAGAGAACCGAGTCAGGTTTTGAACAAGTTGGTAATGAACTTGTCCCACTCACTCCTTCATCTATCCTAGTACAGGTTAGGTGGGATTGGTCCGATAGTACGAACAGTGGTAAGTGGGGTAGAGAGTTCCAAGCATATCGTTACAGACGATTGTACATTCCAGTCGATGCTCTTGATGATTATGATAATGGATTTGAAACTGTTGTGTCAAAGAACAAACTCAGAGGCACTGGTAAGGTGTTGAGTTTGAAATTCAGAACTGAGCCTAACAAAGATTTCCATCTGTATGGATGGTCTATGATCTTTAGTGTAGCGGAGAATATCTAATGGGCCGTCATTACGGAATGGAAACAAGTTCTTCCATAACATACAAAGAAACTGAAAACTACAGGGTGTGGTTGGAAGAACTAAATGATCAACCATTTATTCATGTCACCATTCATAATTTCTCTAAAGCTATTCTGAAAGAGATTAAGGAAGCTTGGGGAGAGATAATCATCCAAGCTTATTTTGAAGGATATGAACAACTCTTCGCTTATACTCAAGACAACCGTATCATCAAAATGATAGGTGGAGCAGAGAAGATTGGCGAACATGGCTCATGGGAGGTATGGAAATGGGAATTCAACTAATCCTCGGCGGCCTCTCTGCAATTGTCGGCGTGATCGGGGGCATTGCACAAGCTAGTGCAACAGCCTCCGCCGCTGCTGCTGAAAAGGAAGCTAGAGAAATCTCTGGTGCTCAACAGGAAACAGTTGCTCTAGAGAGTAGACGACAGAAGGTGAGAGAGGCCCGTATTCGTAGAGCACAGATTATCGCTGCTTCTGAGAATACAGGCACCACTGGTTCTAGTGGACAGGTGGGTGCTGTTGGCGCTCTGTCTTCAAACCTTGCTGGTCTGGTATCTAGTAGCCTTGGGGAGAGTAAAGCCAATCGTGCTATCAATAGCAATCTCCAGAGAGCTGCTGATTTCACTTCTGCTGGCAATGCATTCGGAGCTTGGACTAATACTATACAAGCTGGTATCGGTGGGTTCCAAACCATCTTTGATCGAAAAGATAAACAACCGTAAGGAATAGATATGGCACTTACATTACAAGATTTCAATAAGGGTCCAGATGTGAAGGAAATGCGTATGGAGGCTTTCCAGCCCCGTATGCAGCCTTCCCCTGCCGCTAACTCGGCTACGATCAATACTCTAGCCACGTATGGGGCTGCCCTGTCTCCTGATGGTAATGTTGATAGTGCCTATCAGTCCATTACTAATCAGCTTAGTTATGGGTCTAGTAGTGTCACTCTCGATACCATTATTGGTACTTGGGATAAGGATAATACTCAAGCCAGTATGGATACCCTTCGTTCCATCATTCTTGATCCTGATCTGCCTGATGAACAGAAGCAGCTGGTAATGGATAACTACCAGACGCATACAGCTGATAACAGCCTCTATCGTCGTGTCGGTATGTCTGCTGCCATTGCTCCTAGTGAAGGTGAGAATGGTGAACAGGAAAGTATCCGTATCAACTTTGCTCAGGGTCTGAATGAAGTGGATGAGTTCCATTCTTGGACCCAGCAGAATATGAATGCTCTCCTGAGTGAGAACAACGCTGGTTTCAACAATGGTGTCAAGTCTCTCGTCGAGAGCTTCCTTCCATTCGCAGATGCTGCCGATCAGGCATTCTTTGAGAACAGCCTTGGTCTTGATGAGACTGGTGGGATTTCCAACACCGCACAGACCCTTCTCCTTCTCGGTGAAGGTAAGGAGCGTCTTCGTGCTACCCTCGCTAAGATGCCTCTAGAAGCTCGTAGGGACGTGGTTAACAAGCTGATGACTACTATCAAGTCAACACAAGGTAGTGTTGGTGGTGATGGTCTAGCATTGAAGCAGATGCAGGCTCTGGAACAGATGATCACTCCCGGTGGCTACGGTAACGTAGATCGTTGGGCTGATAACATCTTCTCAGTGATGGATGACACCATCCTCCTGTCCCCCTTTGCTAAGGGTGCTAGAGGTCTTGGCAATGCCATGAGAGCAGCTAAGGGTACTAGACTTGAGAGTGAAATCTTCCGTCGTGGTGAAGCTGCCGCTGCTGCTTCCTCTGAGGAAGTGAAGCTGCTGGAATTCAAACCAGCTCCTGTCTCTTACGCTGATGATCTTGACGCTATTGTAGAAAGCCTCGATCCTGAAATCCTGAACAGAGGTGCTAGAACTTCTGGTACACAAATTCAGGAACTCCGCACTGCTGTCAATGAAGAACTTGGCAAGGGTGATGGTTTCAGTATTGATAACGTGATTGACAGACTGAGTATGGCTGATGCCATGACTGCTGATCAGATCATTGACCTTAGAGCTAAACTTGGCGGTATTCAGATTAAGCGTAAGAATGATCTGGAAGGTAATCTCCCAGAACCTAAGACTGACTTCTCTGAAGTACAGCGTGTCTACATCAACTCCAATGTTCAGTCCACCTCTATCTCCCAGATTTACAAGGATGCAAATCCTTCCAAGGCTCGTATTGCACATAACGCTGTACTGGCTGATGATACTGGCAGAGCTGCTGAAGTGTTGTATGGGACCAGTCGCAGTGATGCTCTGGCTAATGACTATCTCCCAGAGATTGGTGGTAATGGTCGTGTTCGTTCCAAGATGGAATTTGATGGGGATGCTACCCCTGATATTGAAATTCTCCGAAAGCATAAAGAAGCTCGTGGTGACATTCAGTATAAGACCGGAGAGAAGAAAGCTGTCCGTGCTAAGGTAGCTGAGGAATGGCGTAACGCTGTTGGCCTGAAGGCCCGTAGTGCTATGTCCTCCATCGAAGATGTCAGTAGTGGTGTAAAGTTGGGGGTTGTTTACGGTCCTAAGGATGGCGGCTTCGTTGATGCCTTCAAGGGTATTGAAGGTGTGAAGCTGGCTCTTCGCAAGTATGGTATTCGTGATAATGAACTCACGATCCTTACTCGTCAGAAGGACGGTAGATATGCTCCTGCTTCTTCCAAGCAAGACTTCCGTAACGGTGATTTCCTCGTCCGGGTAGATCATAATTATGAATTCTCACCAATGGACTTTGAATACAAGCCCTACGACAATTCCCCCATCTTCAAGTTCACTGACGTTAAATTGCCCGGTGAACGTAGTGGTGGACAGGGTGGCCTCACTCAACACATCATCCCTAAGAGTGCTGTGATTGATCAGCGTGTATTCGCCTCTGGTGTTTCCGCTGCTGACAAGAGTGCTGGTACGCAGAAGCAACTTCTCAATCATGGTAATAACATTGCCAAGTTGTGGAAGAAACTTGGACCAGAACAGCAGCAGTTGGTTGATCAGTATATCCGTAGAGCTAATGATGAAGGTTGGGTGTTCAACACTGCCAAGATCAAAGCTGCTGGTATGAATGATGATGCTGTCAATCTTCTGGTGGAATGGAAGACTGCTCAGGATACGCTGTGGACCCTTGAGAACATGGACGTTAACAAGACCCTTCGTAATCGTGGCTTTGAGTATTTTGAGCATAAGGCTTCTAACACGAAGCTGCTCGCTAAACCAATCCCTCGTGGAAGTGTTGTCTATGGTAAGAAGTATTACACCACTGATGATGGTGGCACTGTAAAGGTATTGTCTCAGAAAGAGATTGATGAGCTTTACGAAAAGGGTGGCACTGTTGGTGAGCTTCGTCGTCCTGAAGACTTCGATGGTGAGGTGGTTGAATATGTTGCCATCAAGCAAAGTCCAGATGGTGGTTACAGCAGACGTATTCGTGATGAAGACATTACGCTGAACTATCGTCATGGTTACTATCATGTACGCTATACCGATCCATTCTATATCACTAAGACTTCAAAGGACGGTAGCACCACTACCATCGCTCGTGCTGGTAGCATGACTGATGCTAGAGCAGAAGCTGACAGACTGAATGCAACTCAGGATGGGAGTACGTATGACTTTAAGCACGATAGGAATTCTACTGTTAGTGAACAGTTTGATGATGAGCTTAGTGTGGCTTTCTCATCGGGCCGTTCTTCACAGAAACTCCGTGGTAAGCGTCTCCGCAAAGTAGGTGAGGACAAGACTGTCTCTGATATGAGTATGGAGTCTCCAATCGAGTCTCTCACTCGTTCCATTGGCAGTGTTGCTCATCGTGTTAACTTCAGAGATGTTGTCGAAGCTGATAAGCGTCGTTGGATGCAACAGTTCAAGCATCTGGCTAAGAGACAGAATGGTATTCCAACCTATCCTAAGAGTTTGGATGATATCCGTTCTGGTGGTAAAGTTGGTGAAGATAGTAATGCCCGACACACTTGGAGATACATCCAAGGCTTGGAGAATGGTTACACCAACATGATCGATGATGGCAGTAAGATGTTCTTCAATTGGGTGGGTGATACTAGTGCCAATGCTAAGGGCTTTGGATGGGTGGAAAAGATTGCACGTAAGGCTTCGCAGGTATCCCCTGCTGCCACTGCACGTATGACTGCCTTCCGTCTGTTCCTTGCTTCCAATCCACATGGTCAGCTTTTGCTTCAGGTAGCACCAGCATTCCCTGTAATCGCTTCTACCAACCCTCTGGCGTTCGGTAAGGTGTTCAGGCAGTATGGGGTGCTTGCTGCATTCAATCGCGGTGTGGATGTCTCTACGACGATTAAAGTGGGTAAGGTGGCTGGTCTGTCTACAGATGAGATGAAAGAGATTGTCAAGGACTATGAGCTTAGTGGCATGAGTGCCGCTGTCAATGCTCACTCGTATCTTGCCGATGATCTAGCTCGTCTTGCAGATAAGAACATGGCACAGAAGTCTGCAAGCGTAGCATTGAAGCCTCTTCGGTTTACACAGAAGATTGGCTTTGACTTTGGTGAACAGTCTCTCATTGATCTGATCTGGCTCTCTGAGCGTGACAGAATGACGAAGGGCTTGAAGCGTACTACGCTGACTGGTGAGGAAAGAGAACTACTGTCTGCTCGTGTTAGAGCCCTTACGGGTGACATGAACCGTGGTGGTGACATGCCCTATAATCAGAACAGCTTCTCCACTGGCCTACAGTTCTTCCAGACGCCTCATAAGATTGCCGCTTCTCTTATCCTCGGTCATAGAGGATTGAGTGGTGCTGATCGTGCTAAGCTGGCTGCTGGTTACATCGTAGCCTTTGGTGTTCCATTCGAGAGTTTGGTAAACGCTACAGTGGATGCTGTGTCTCCCGGTGATCAAGACCTCAGAGACATTATCAAGGGCGGTCTTACCAACCTTGTCTTTAACAACTTCCTCTCGTCCATGACAGGTACTGATGTTAATGTAGCATTCTCTGAACGCCTACAGCCATTCACACTGGAACCATTCACTGATTTGGTTGGTGGTATTCTGTCGGGGACTATTCCTGAACTACTCGCTGGTGGTGCTGCCCCCTCTCTGCTTGCAGATGGTGGTCGTATCGCTGAGTTCTTCAAGGCTGTCTCTCGTCCGTTCACCCCTAATGATTATCAGAATGTGGATGAGTTCCAACAGATCGGCCTCACCTTCCTACAGACTTTCACTGGTATCTCTAACACCATGAAGGCAATGTACATCAATGAGCACAACAAGATTGTGACCGCTGGTGGACAGGTAGTGGATAACGATGTAAGCTTTGCTGAGGCTATGGCCAAGGCTGCTGGTTTCCAGACGCTGGATGAAGTACACTATTGGGCTGGTAATCAGGCTGAGTGGGCTGCATCTGATCGTATCCAAGGTGATATTGAGAATGTAGTTGATCAACTGTTTACGATGTATACCCGTCAGGGTATGGACGTTCAGACACTAGATGCTTGGACTGATGTTATGGCAGAAGCCTCTCGCATCTTTAACAGCAATCCAGCTTACATGGAAAAGGTAGCTGACTATATGAAGTTCAAGATTAACCAAGACCCTGATACATTCTATCGGAATGTTTTCAATCGTGCTGGTCTTTACAACGATGAGGAACTCTTGAAGATTATCAACAACAGTGGGTGGAACCAAGAACAGGTTGATACTCTAATGGAAATCCGTAGAATTGCAGGAGAAGCTTATGGCGGTTAATTTTGGTGACACTATCATCGAAGGGAGTATTGAACCCACAGTTAGGGTTCAAGCTCCTGTAGAAGATAACAGCGCGGCTGTATTCGCTCAGGCGATGCAGCCCGTTGCTGCCACTGTAGGGAGTATGATTGGCTCTATCTTTGAAAGCAATCAGGCCAATAAGAGAACTAGTCTACTTTCCGAATTGAATAACAGATGGGTGGATATTGCTGATGCTGTTGATCAGGGTCAGTTGACGAGACAACAGGCTCGTGCTCGTATTCGTCAAACCTTCCGTGAATATACAGCCAATGATCCCACGCTCTATGAGGATATCAATAGCCTTCATGCTAAGTTCCTCACTTCTAGCGGTATGGGTAATATCATTGACGCTGGTACGATTGAAGAACAAGCACAAGCTACCATCACCAAGACAGCGTTGGAAGCTGGTTACACTAACGTACAGGATTACAAGGATCACCAACAGGCTGCCATCAACTTGTCCAATCTCAATCAGAGAGTGGATACGATGAAGGCTCGTGGCAATCTTGTAACTGAGACTGAACTTAGTGAAGCTCGTGGCTATGCTACACAGTTCGCTCGTACTGGCTTTCCATGGGTGAAGGGTAGGATCGATGAGGCCATGCGTCAGATCGAAGCCAATCCTAATGCCAAGGCTGAGATCGTAGCTAGCGTTAATGCAGAGCTGGGGGAACAGATTGCACAGATGCAGTCCCTCACTGGTGCTCTACAGGCTGATTACATCATTGCCCCTGTCCAGACCCTCCTGACGACGTTTAACGACTGGTCTACGAACAAGGTAGGGAATGAGGTGCTGACTGGTGCTATCAGTAATAGCAAGCTCAAGCTTGATATGATGTATCAGGTTAATGATCCTAAGCTGGCAGATACGATGGCACGTATGCGTTTCCTTGATCAGGTTGGTCTGGCTGATAGCCATGGCAATCTGTTGTGGGATAGTGAGAGCCTTCGTAAACTCTTCGACAATGCCAATCCATCATCTCCGCCTGCTAACATTGTTGATGGTACGAACCAGTCAGCTATGTACCTACAGAACATTCGTGATGCTGCTGGTGTAGCTGCTACGTCTGACGATCAGGTGATGGTTGATCAGGTAGCTGCTCAGGTCAATGGTGTTATCGATGGACTGTATACCAATTCTCTTGGTGTTACCGATCCCACTGCCTTCCGTGAAGGTGTGGAGTTCCTCGGTAGTCCACAGGCTAAGGAGTTCTTTGCCAAGACTGGTGGTGTGAATGCTAAGTATGCCACTCAGGCTCAGGGTGTTATCAAACAGCAGTATGAGCAGGCTCTGCTCCCTGTCGTTAATGCACGCTGGACTGAGGAAGTCAATCTTCTGAATAACAGTGGTGGTGTAGAATTCACTTCCCTTGATCAGATCGTTGAGCCTCGTTGGAATGGCAATGCTGTGGAATTCGTTCCTAAGGCAGGCTATGAGAACAATCCAATGGTGTTGAGCCATGCTGATAGTCTGAACACTGGTGCTAACTCTATCGCTACGCCCCTTAACAATCTTATCAATGCGTACTCTGCCCTTAGCGGTGAAGACCCCGGTAAGGTGTATGAGGAACAGTTCGCTGGTAGATTGTTTAACGCTGGTGAAGAAGATGTATTAACGGAGACTGACGTTCAGGTCCCTGCTGCTAATACCGAACTCAGTGGTAATACCATTGGTGAAGGTGGTGAAGTTCCGCAGGGAGTGGAAGTCAACTCTCTGAATGATCTAAGCATCAGAGACTTCAATAGTGAAGACTTGGTTGGTGTATTCGGTAAGGAAATCCCTCCGGCAGCTCAGGAAGCAATCTTTAGTGGTGCTTCTCCAGCAGCTTCCAGCCCAGACTTCGATAGCTTCTATTCCAATATCAAGGGTAAGGCTAATCTGATGAGTAGCAATCCTTCCAAGTATGGGACGGATAGCAACACGAGAGAATGGCAGGTAGATAATCTTGCTACCATCCGTACTCCCGGTGGACTAGGTGCTCAGGTTAACGTACAAGCTGCTCCATTCTTCCAAGGGTTCATCAATGAACTTGAGGGAATGGGATATTCCGTGAAGAAGTTTGGTGGCTATAACTATCGCAACAAGCGTGGTGGTAGTAGCTTGTCTGAACACTCGTTCGGTAATGCTATTGACATTAATTGGGACGAGAACCCAATGGGTAAGACGCTAGTGACTGATCTTCCTCCTAACATCTCTCAGATTGCAGCCAAGTATGGCCTAAGCTGGGGTGGTGATTGGAAGAGTAATAAGGACGCTATGCACTTTGAATGGGTTGGCACTGCTCCCCCAATGTAAGAAGAGGTAGAAATGAAACTAACTCAAGCTGGAATTGAAGAGATTAAGAAATCGGAAGGGCTTCGTCTTGAAGCCTATCCCGATCCCGGTAGTAGGGATGGCAAGCCTGTAACTATTGGTTATGGCACTACTCGTATTAATGGGAAAGAGATCAAACTTGGTACTAAGATTACCAAGGGACAGGCAGAGGAATACCTCAATGCTGATCTAGCTGTCTTCGCAAAGAAGGTGGCTTCTCTGATCAAGGTGAAGCTGAACGATAATCAGTTCAGTGCCCTTGTCTCCTTTGCGTATAATATCGGACTGGATGCTTTCGCTAAGTCCACACTACTTCGTCTCCTGAATGCTGGTGACTATTCTAGTGTACCTGCTCAACTCCGTCGTTGGAATAAGAATGATGGTAAAGTGATGCAGGGTTTGATCAACCGTCGAGAGAGTGAGATTAAACTGTGGCTAAAACCCTCTGGGGACGTCACTGGCGGCAGTAAGCCTAGTTCAGGCACCAACCCCCTAGCAATGCTGCTACAGGCTCTGGTGGCTCTCCTACAGGCTCTATTCAAGGGGAAGAAATAATGGCAAAATCTAAGATTGTAATGTTGCCCGGTACTGGTGGTGAGTGGAATGTTAATGGTAAGCCTTGGGGTGAAGTTCGTAAGACAACTCCCGGCACCCGTAAGCCAACGTCCAAAGAGTCTGGTGTGATTAAACGACAGACTAAAGGTTCTACTAAGTCACACAAGGCTGGGAACAAACGTGCAGGGATTAATTAGTAAGAGGTAATCATGTCAACATTGAATTGGAAGGTGACGATCTTCACTAGCTGGAAGAGATATAAGAAACTCATTCCAGCAGTGATTGGTTTCGTTGTCCTTATCACCCTTAAGAACTATGACATTGAACTACCCGGCTTCACTGCCGTCCTTCTGGATTGGCTTGTAGCTGCTGCTGGTACGTTCGGTGTTTATCAGTTGAAGAATGAACCGAAGCCCGAGGCTATTACTATCGAGGCCGAAGTCAAGCAGGTGAAGTGATGGGTTTACTTGATCTTCTCAATCCACTGAATGCCATCACTAATGCCATTATCAAATGGCAGGAAGTAAAAGAGAACGCTAAGAATGACACAGAGCGTATCAAGGCAGAGGTTAAAATCTCTGAGCTTGAAGCTAAACGAGATGTCCAACTAGCTTCTACTATTCACGATAAATGGTATGGTCCGAGAAGCCTCATCGGATATATCGTAGTGATCTTCCTAGCCAAGCTTTTCGTTTGGGATACAGTGTTGGGATTTGGTGTCACGCAATACCCCGGAGTTCTCATTATGGAAATCACTTCAACTGTCATCGCCTTCTACTTCGTTACAGAGGGCCTAAGGAGTGTTTTCGGGAGATCGGGAAAATGACGAAAGGTTTGGATGGGGTGAATAATTCTATAGCCGGAGCTGCGGTAGCGTCGCCAATCTGGCTACCGTGGCTGTCTAGTATGTCTGAGGTTTCAGCTCTGCTCTTGCCCATCGCTGGCTTGGCATGGTTGGTAATCCAAATAGTTGGCTATCTCGTAAAGAAAGAAAAGAAGGAAAGGAACAATAATGTCCCAGAATGAACGTGTATTCCGCAAGGAACTAATCAATGCATTCGGTGGTACTGGTGTAGCTACGAACGAACGTGTAGCAGGTACTAGTCTTGTCAATGCAGTGAAGAATGCTAACGTGAAGACTAAGCCCGCTGTCGTGGCTCTAGTAGCTCTTACTGACAGCACTGCTGGTACTCCCGACAATACTGTTGCGGCTATTCCAGCTGCTGTTGCAGCTACCACTGATGCCACTGCTGCTCAGCTTGTGTCGGTCAATACTGCCTTCACTGCTATTCGTAATGATCTCTCTGATCTCACTGCAAAACTTAATGCTGTCATCGCTGCCCTCAAGGCATAAAGAAAAACCCCCAAGGAGTAAAATCCAAGGGGGTTTCTTTTTATCTAAATCTGATTTCTACAATAGGAAGCCAGTAAAGATGTCCATCAGTATCTGACCTAACACCTACATATTGTACTAAGGTGTCATGAGCTTTTTCTAAAGTGCCCTGACGACACCATGAATAGGGTGACACAACTTTATCACCCACCTTCATCATACGAAGTCACCGATCTCACAAGCACCACCAGCACAGGCAGCTTCTGCTGCAAGGTTGGTTTCATCATGTGCCTCATTCACTTTGGTAAGATCAATGTCATGCAGATGCTTGACAAGTTCTTCATACTGTTCCTTCGTGATAGTCTCGAAGGGAGCTTGAATATAAGTACCGCCATCATAAGGAAGAACAGAGATGCCATTATAACCATCTCGGTTATCCCACATCCATTTCCCTACTTCGTCCCATTCTTCTTCTCTGATAGAAATTGTAACTGAAACATTGTTATGATTATCTCCGTAACGATGACCGTTACGTACCCAGCCAATGTTATACCTAGCAGTACGGTTGAGAAGGTCCATAGCTGACTCAGTGCGGATCGTAGCTCCTGAAGGTGCAGATTGTGGTATACTAACAACAGACTGACTATCAGGACGGAAGTGCTCAGGCTCAACGAGATCAGGAATAGTCCTCTTAAGATACTGGAGAATTGCTTCATCGTTATTAAACCTCATTCGTCTGACGTAGTAGTGGTCGTGCCAAGCATGTATCCCACTAGAAGACCCGACGACCAGACTGCTAGTACCGCTAGGCTTAACTGTAGTGACTCGTGCAGCATGATTAATTCCTATCATCTTTGATACCAAGAGATTAGTTGTCTTGGCAATGTTAGCTGCTTCCTCTTCATCCAAATCCTTGATGGCGTTAGAAGCAATACCTGTTAGCCCAACTCCGACAAGAGCATCTTCCTCAGTAGTTCGCTTCCAGATAGCTCGAAGGTAATGGAAGTTCGTGTATCCCGCCTGAAGTGTGCCAATAAAACTTGCATCTCTTGCACGTTGATTAAAGTCATCCTGAGAGACGATGTTAGATGTATTAATCTCAGTAAGATTACAGAACTGGTAGGGTCGTAGGGCGATTTCGCAACAAGGGTTAGTCCCCCAATCGAGATTGTTTGTCCAGTAAAACCCCGGTTCACCTGCACCAGAAGCTTGAACTCGCTTCCACAAAGCGTTAAAATCTGCTTCGCTGACATGCCCTCTAAGGAGAGTGACTGAGTTGTTCGCTCTTGCTCTTTGTGCATTATCCTTCCACCACTCTCCACTCTTACTATCAATCATTTCATCATCGTCCATCGAGAACAATGAGATCATCGCTGCTCGTCTAATACCTCCTGCAAGGACAGCATCAGCAAGGAAACAGGCGATATCATGTGCCTCAATTGGTCTAAGCTTTCTTCCGATAGCTCCGAGTAGAACTGCTTCCACTCGTGTAAGGCATTCTCTAAGTGGTTCAGGCCCCGGAGCCTTCCCCCCTGACGTGACCAGCTCACTTCCTTTATCTCGGATGTCATCGTAATCAAAGATTACACCTGCCTTCCCTTGAAAATAAGCTTCAACGAGGACCTTAACTGCATCAGACCATCCTTCAATGCTATCTCCAATGACATAGCGACGGTTCTTGTTGCCGGGACCTCTAACAGCCGGAAGTTTATCAACGTGTCTGCGCTGAACGCTATAACCCACGCCAGTGCCACCAAGCAGCAGGAACATGATCTCAGCAAAAGCGTCAGTGTCCTCAATAGGAAGATAGGCACAATTGTAAATGCGTGACGGATTGCGTTCAATTGGTACTCCTGCGAATTGTAGGGAACGCATGGAAGGAAGGATGTTCTTCGTAATGACAGAGCGATCATACACTTCATCAATCAGATTAGCAATAGCGGGATATGTTCCCTTGTGCATTGCTCGATTACGATTGACAATTTCCTTCCATGTTTCCCTTCGGTTTTCGTCTTTGAGGTGTCTTGCGTATTTCCCAAAGACGGTGATATCAGATAGAATTTCTTTAGCTAGGTCCATTCGTTTTCCTTCTTCTTATAATTGGTAGGACTAGTATATATCGTCTGGACTAGCTGTTTGTGAGCGCATTCCACGAGTATTTTAGTTCGTTAATACCACCAATGATTTCTCCCCACTGGTGAGCGAGGTCTTGGATTTCCTTCTGAGCATGTGGATCGATACGAAGCTTGTATGCTCTAGCCCATGCAGCTAGGGAGCCAGTGACATAGTAGGAAGTGTACATAGACTGAGGCAATACCATACGGGCTTGCTCAGGTGCAATACCACCATCGACCATTGATTTATAAAGCCACTCAGCCTGACGATGCCACCCGTGAACGACTTCATCTACAGAGTAATTATCAGGAGACCAACCTACAACCCCATCCCACAGCTTAATCTCTTCAACGAATTTGTCGGATGAACCCTGCTTAGCATTTACAGGGGCACCACGCCACTTATCAGGCTCAAAGAATGTAGGTTCGTCATCTACGTATCGTCTACTCACTTCATTGTATGTAAACCCAACCATATGCTTGAAACGCTGACGAGCTACAAAAATAGGAACAGTCTCACGCATGGTAATCATCACATGAGAGAATGGAGTCCAATGATTATGCTTGGCTAGATAGTTGAGAAGCTTTTGATCCTTTTTAGAGAGTTGATTGTCTAAGAAATATCCTTCTTCATCAAATCCAACTCCATCTTCCCACTCACTCTCCTTATCGAACGAAACCCGAGCGGCGTTAGCCACCCGGAGATCGTCACCCATTCGATCAATAAGCTCAGCTTTCATGCGTAGCAATCGCCAGATCAGGACCACAGAGCATCACATAGGGATGGGAACTATCAGAATTAATATCTCTAGCCTGAGAGATACATGCATCATAGGGCATCTTGGCAACGCTCTGAAGCTCAAGAGTGTTAGTAGGCGTTACTAGAAACAGGAACGCGACAACAATTTCAACCATAATTATTCCTCCTTGGAAAGCAGTGCAGAGATTACATTGAACAGGGTGTAAGGCCATGCGAACATTGTCAGAAAGAACAATGTGCCATCAACTTCCAACCCACCATCTTCATCACCATAGATAGCGATGAGAGCGAGGATGAGGTTCATAAAGAACCCCACCCCTACGTAATACCAAAAAATATCAATTAGCAACATTTACTACAAGGTTTCCTTTCAGGTCTTTCGGATATTCAGAATGTCTATGACGACCCCAACCACCACAATCAGTACATTGGAACCGACGGAAACGTCCAACATTAGTATGAGCATAGCCACGATAATGGAGAGCAGAAGAATTACACTTCGGACATACCGGCTTGGCATTGTCTTCAAACACTCCAACATTCGGATGACGACGCATCCATGGACGCATCTTCAGATACAGTTCTTCAAGGACGAGAATATCATCAATATTATACTTCTTCATCTCAGCCCAAGCTTCTGGGTTATTAGCTAGAACACCTAGCCATAGTTCAAATCCGGGAAACTTTGCGTGTTTATCTTTTTGATTCTCAAGATTAAGAACTTTTGCAAGATACTCAAGAGAGTTGGATGGGAAGTTAAATTCATATCGTGCTACCTTAACAGTATCCACCACCTTGTAAGGACTAGGTGGCTTCAGTCCAAGTACCAATGCTCGTCCCTGAATATGAGGGAGATCGAACTTGTCACCATTATGTGCTACAACGATATCAGCCTGATCAAGGAGGTTGATGAGGATAGACATCATGAACTTCTCAGAGTCATTGCTGACATCCTGATAGGTGATGGCATCTTCTCCCAACCACTTAGATGCGAAGGAAAGGATTTGACCATTCTCCAGCACCTGTTTAGCTCCAACGTTTTCTTTGAAGAAACGCCAAACGTAAGCTACGTTAGGAGACGTTTCAATATCTAGGATAAGTACTTTAGCCAAGCATTCTCTCCAATTCATTTTTGTAATAGAGAGCTTCTAGGAGATCATGATGAGGCTTGATAACCTTTCGATCACTAGTTCTAACTACATCGTAAAAAGTTCTATGTTTTACATCCATATCAACACCATAAAGTGTATATGATGGAATGTGTTCAACTCGTTCGACAATCTCAAATATCACTCTTCGCACCTCGTGGTAGTGGGAGATTAAGTTCCCGTTCTAGTTCTTCTTGTAGTAGAGCCAAAGCACGCCAAGCGAGAGCAGCAGACTCACGCACTTCGCCATCAAACCCTCCGCGACCAACCAGATGACGAGCAATGCAATCAGCATGATCCATAGACTTCCCACGAGCATGATGCATTTCCTCTCCGGGATTGTGTTTCTCATTACCAATGTAGCTAACACGAGCTACTTCAGCTAGAGCATCTGGGAAATAATCCAGAAGACCTCTCGCCATTGGATACTTCTTTCGTTCTTCACTCGTAGTTTTAAGCACTGACACGGGCATTTTCCTGTTCTACAAGAGCATCAAAAAAAGCAAGGAATTGTTCCTCAGCTTCGTCTGGAGTCCAAAGATTAAGTTTGGCACCAGTATTAGTCATACCATCACGCCATTCAGAAGGAACAGCGTTTTTCATATTCTGTTCAGCTTCATCCAGACAGATATTACTATCAATCCAATGAACATCTTTAGGCATCTCATGAGGAAGTCCAAACTTATCACAGACCGCATTCATTACTTTACTTTCAAGCTCATAATAATTAGTGAGGTAGCCTTTGAAAGGGCGTGGAATATCTACAAGATAAGCTTCGGAAGCATCATGAAGAAGAGCCCAAAGCTTATTATCTGCTGCTTCAGCAACTAGAACAGAGTGTTCAGCAACCGAATAAAACTTATCACAGTGTCCAGCATATCGACACATACGAGATAGAGCATGTGCAATATCTTCGATAGTGATATCCTCAGGTTGTGGGTCTAGTGCATAAAACTTCTTACCGGAATACGTCTGTATCCAATTACCTCTATCAATCATTAAATAGCTCCTGTTCGAGAGATGTTACGGCGTACCTGCTCATAACCATCCTGATGAATGCGGTTCATCATCGTATAGATAGCAAGCTGCTCATTACGATGAAACTTCTTGAGGTAGTTCTTGGCCACTACTGAGCCATGGTTCTGTCGAATATTCAGGAACACATTGATACGGTTCCATGAACGAAGGGTGGGGTTGAGAATGTCCTTAAACAAGCCATAGCCATTAAATGTATTAGTCATCTATATCAATATCTCCATCTGCTCTACGCTGTTTAGCTACAGCCTTTTCGTTATTAGTCTTAACCGTATGACAGGCATCACACAGGAGCTGTAAGTTGTCTTCCTCTACGAACATACGTTCGATGAGGCTATCCCATGACACCCACCCAATAGCTGGATCAATGACTGGTTCGATATGATCTACGTGAACATTTTTTACACGCTTACCTTCTACCTTAATGGTAGCGGGAACTATCTCTTTACATCCTGCACACAGATAGAAACCTCGTTCTACTCGTGCCTTACTCAATGTAGTCTGGATTGGTGCCCACTTCTGGGATACACGTCTCAGATTACCACGAATGAAGGAACGAAACTTAGCCTCAGTCCATTGGTTGTTACATCTAGTTTTAGGTCCTGATGGTCTAGCCATTATCATCCTTCATCAGTACAATACCTTCCCATGGCAGGGGCTCACCAGCATTGAAATTGGTTTCAATCTTGATCTTCTTCACGCCACCATAACTTTCCTTGATATCCTTGGTCCATTTGATAGCGTCCTTCTTCAGCTTAAACTTCTTAGTACGATAGGGCAGGTAATCAGCCATTCAATACACCTCTGATGACCTTTTCGTTCTTGACAATCCAATCAATTAGGGCATCCATATTCTGTTGTTCTTGAAGACGGTAGTGGTCCCTGAAATTATAATAAGGGTCGCCGTATCTTAGATAGGGTAGTTTATTCACATCAAGATTGCATCTAAGACCATACTTAATCTTTTCGGCCCTAGCTTTCTCTCTGTCTTCGATCTCATACTGACGATCTGCTTCAATAGCAGACTTCTCAGAAGAATGTTCCTTACCTCGGTTATCCTTCCAAGCACAATAATACTTAGCCATCTTTACGCTCCCATTCTAGATGTTCTTCATTCAATTTCTCCGCATGATCAATCGCATCTGGTAGATAATCAAATGAGCCATAGGTTTCACAAACTTGATCCCATACTTCCCATGTAATCTTATGACATTCTTGATCAGAAGCTGGTCCATTACCATCCTCATCGAGAGGCATGACAATGACATAGTACCAACGATTACGAACACCTCTTGGTAGGATAATACTATCCATCAACATCCTCCTTAGGATTGAAATATTTCAACGATCCATCTTCATTTCTTCCACGAATCATCCAGAGAAGGTCACACTGTTCTCGAAGTTGTGTCTTCCAAGCTTCACCATATACGAGTTCGTATTCTTTTCGTACACTACTGAGAAGTTCTTCTGGCGTTGTACAAACTCCGAGAATGCCATCGACCTTAGCAGGCCCATATCCTTGAAGTCCTCCAATGTTATCAACAGGGTCACCGGTGATGAGTTGTGAACAAAAGAATGCAAATCCACCTCCCACAATTTTCGGGGGCTTCTTGGTACGATCAATGACAATAGTTCCGAGTTTGTCATAAGCCGTAGGCCCAAACTCGCCTTGTCTGCCACACTCCCAACCATAGTGCCAACCGGGAACTTGTCTGAGGTCCTTGTCTCTCGTGCATATAATTGTTTGCGCGGAAGAATAATCGTTGAGGTGGGATGGATCAAATCGTTTGGTCTGTTCCATGGCCATTTCATCATCTGCTTCACATCCATTAGCCACGAACGCTTCATATTCACTAATGAGGTAAGCCCTGATATTGTTGTAGTGATAAGGTTTCTCAGGTTTACGTCCTCCTTTGTAGTCTTTACTCACTGCCTTGGCAATTCTGAAGTTGGGGCTGTAGGGCTCTAGGGAGCCCCGTAGACGGCCTAACATCTTCCAGAGTAGGGTATCACCAGTGAGGTATACAATGGGCTTCTGTGATGCCTCTACGGCCTCGCAAATGTCCTTTATCTTCTGGTCTAGGGTAGAAGCTACCCAATCCCAAGAACGATATTCGACTTGCCCTGTTTCCTCACTGATGTATTGCCCTACACTACCGATTTCGTAACAAAGGATATCACCATCAATTAATGGTTGCATTAGCGTGTTCGTTAGCCAGCTCAATAAGACGCTTGTTCTCATCATCACTAAGCTTAGTAAGACTTGCAGGGTCCATCATGTAGATATCAGGAGTGCAAATGTGTTCATTCTCTGTAAGATGAACCAACATCTTGACACGCTGAGTGTAGAGGTCGTCTTCACTGAGAGGTACAGACTTAGTACCAGCAACGAATACGAGATCACCACGCTTCACATTGAATTCTTCAAACGCATCAGAGTTGATAGTGGCGAAAGTCATAGGGTAGATAAGGTCTTCGAGTTTCATTTAAGTCCCTTCACTTTGATAACAGCACCCTTGAGAATAAGAAACTCTCCAGTACCTGTTGGCTGAATACCATCATCAGCAATGGTAGCAGCTACGATGTAATACTTCTTGGTTTCCTTGAGAAGAAAACCTACGGTGACAGCCTTGTAAGGTTTGAGTGAGATGTAATCACTGAGTGCCCTCCATTTGTTCTCGGAAAACGTACAGTGATCCCACCATTCAATCTTGATTAGCTCACCAACTTTAGGCATTACCAATCATTCCCTTCATCATTCGGACCTTCTTCTACAACCTCTTTATCTTCAGGGTCAAAAGGGATTTCGTCGTCTTCGACAATAGCCTCCTTACGAGTAATAGCCTTCTTCTCAGTGGACTTACCCTTAAGTTCATTCAGAAGCTTATCAAGCTTGGAGCCTTCAAATTCAAGTCCACCCTTTATCTTGTCCTGAACAAAGTTGGGGAGAGTGAGGAACACCTCAACATCAGGATCATCCATACTAAAGACACGAGAAGGATTAACCAATGCTGGCAGCTTAGCAGCTTCCTTAGGACGCATGGCAGAAGTGTTGGCGATGTTATTGTACTCACCATTCTTCACCAGTGTAACCATAACAGGGCGAGTTACAAGCTCAGCCCAATCACCTTCTGCTTCTTCATTTGGATCGAGTGCATAATACCGCTTGGTAGAACGAGCAAGATCACTGTCGAGATTGTTCAGAGGGATGAATTCAGAGAACCAACGTGGCTTCTCTTCATTCGGCTCACCATCTTCACCGGGCATAAACTCATCAGAGAGTTCATATGTAGTCCAGATTTCATTCTTAGGAGCTTTACTCTCTCCCTTGAATTCCTGTGGCTGCAAACCACAATCCACAACACCCTGAAGACGAGCAGGATAAGCACCCTCATCTACCAGTGGTGCCTTAGGACCAGAGTTATTTTTTACCTTACGTGCGTTCAATGCCATTAGAGATAATTTCCTTTCTTGTTTTCTTCTTCAAGCCATTCACGATACTGTTGACCTGCTGATTTATATGGCTTACCCAGCTCATCGATATAAGCATTAGGGTCTTTAGTTGCGAAAAATGCTTCTGTTCTTTTAATGGATTTCGCTATAGCGTTTTCCGAATTGGACATCTACTCCAAGTTCCCTGTTGAGTTTGAGTTCTTCGTTAAGCTTTTTGATTGCAGATTGTAATAGGCTCGTTGCCTGTTTTCTGAAACCATTTTTGATACACAGGACAACTTCATCGTGGAATTGTGCAGTGAGTTGCGTTCTTGTAGAACGAAAGATACTAACCCAACGATCAAAAACATACGATGCACTCCCTTGTACTAGTGTAGAGAAGATATCCTTCTCGAAGCGCAGGCTGTACCAGAACTTATTGATGGGGTTCTGAAGCCACATCTGTCCTCGTACTGTCCTCACTCGTTGCTCTTTAGCCACTTCCTTAATAGCCCAATTCTTCTTCCAGTATGTCTCCCACACCTTCTTAGCTTCTGCTAGAGAGATGTTAGCTGTCAATGCAAGTCTGGCTGGACCTGCTCCATATTGACAAGCGTAGTTGCCATTCTTGAAGATATCACGGATGGGTTTAATACTCTTGTCCGATCCATTGATATAGGCTTGCATGGCTGCAAGGGAAATAGAGCCAGCGAGAAGAGCAAGAGATAGATGTGGGTCATAGTCATCCCTATTCATTTCGTTAACGTAATCGGGGTCATGTGGATAGATGAAGTGTTGCTTAAGCCTGTCTTCAAGGCTGTTCATATCGCTCCCGCACAGTTCATACCCGTCTGGAGCGATCAGTACACCACGAATAACGTCACCGTAAGGCTTGCCTACCTTAGGCAGGTTCACTACAGTCTTGTGTTTGAAACGTAGGGTGTTGGTTAGCCCTGAGATTTGAGCTTGGATGTAACCATCAACACTACTGTCCAGAAAACCCTTAAGAATAGATATGCGATGGCTAACAACGCCAAGACCTTCCAAGAGTTCAAGATTAGGCTCAATGCCATACATACGCTTAATACTAGGGCAAATTCCCCCGCCATGCTCAAGATTGATCTGCGGGATTTTCCTAATGTCCCCCGTATCTTTGTCTCTGTCATACTTGAATGTCTCCGGTTTCCATCCCAACGAATATAGCCAGTCCTTTACCTGAACATGACTGGAAGGGTTGCCTTCCTCAATTCTTAGAAGGATATCTACAGTCCCTTGGAAAGACTCAATGTCCTCTCTTGAGAATTCTGGATGGCATCTTCCAACATGAGCAAACCATCTCGCTCCTGTTGTAGAATAAGTTCCGTCCTTCTTAAAAGGTTTTGCTGGTCTAGGTTTACTGGCGAATTTCTCAATCTTTGGCATTGCACTTGTAAGCTCTGCAAAAGTTTTAGCCTGAACTGATAGTAGCCCTTCAAGTTCCGTAGAGCATCTGTCAACGTCCAGTTTCCATTTGCTTCTCTCCTGTTCTCTAGCACAATCCATTTTCTCTGCTAGATATTTAATGAAATTCCAAATCTCTTCTTCGGTGTCGTAGATATCATTGAGATAGGTCCACATCTTCTTCCATAGAAGCGTGTTAATCTTGACATCCTCTTCACAACGATGAATGTATTCTTCAATAGACAGGTTTTCCCAATCTACAATCTCTGGTTTCTTAACACCTAGTTCTTCACCCCATTCTTCTAGCCCATGTTTGATACGATCAGGATAGAGATACCATGACAATGACAATGTATCGACTAGAAGAGCCTCCACCTTGATATCAAGGAGACGCTCAACAGATGGAATATCATAGCGAATGATATTATGTCCAACTAGGATGGACGACTTAGAGAAGAACTTTCTCATGTTGTCGTAGTTTACAGTTGACTTAGGCTTATCGGAACCAGTGTTGACTGAGAGACAATGTATCTTTGTAGGAGTGAGACTGTCTGCTTCAATATCAAACACTACCCCTTTGATCATGCACTACTCCCACTCAATGATACGAGGATAAGGAACATAACGAGATAGGGAAGACTGAAAAAGATTACACCTCTGACATATCCATATAGATACGCCGTCATGTTTTCAGCTTCTTACGGAATGTTCTAATGACATCCCTCACTACATCATGACTGATGTTCATCACTTCAGATACTTCTCTTGTCTTGAACCCATAGAAGAAATACATATTAAGGATTTCTAGATCACGTTCCTTAGACTGGTTGAGAAGATCAATTACCTCTTTCGTAAAGGCTACAGTGACCTGTGGAACATGGGCCTCAGCTTCATCCTCATTGTACACTGCTCCACCATCACGCTCTTGGCTCTTCAGCTGATTGATAGCGTTGTAGAGAATTTTCTTGAACCATCCATCGAATGGAACACCTCTGTCGTAAGTACGATAATACTTACAAGCACGAGCAAAAGCTTCTTGTACTGCTTCCTCTGCCAATGGTAGGGAATAATCCCCTACACGAGAACGAGCAATCTTTACCAGCCTCTTGTAATTCTCCCTATAGTATGTTTCGATGATAACATTTTTAGACATTAACACTCCTTGAATAGAGTAGTTTCTCTATTCCAATATACAGGGAACGTCCCTGTCTCACCGAATTCTCGGTCTTCAAGCAATCTAATGTGACGGACATTTCTAATCTCGTCACTAAGAGAATCATCCTTATTACCTTCGATACCCAGCATGAGATTACAACTACGCATCATAGCTCTGCTGCCAGCAAACTGATTGGAGTAGATAACACCACCAGCTTCATGAGCACAGTTACCAATGCCGATATACTTACCATCATGATAGAACTTCTCACGCTTTTCTTGCGTGATCATTCCTTCAGGGGCTTTGAGGTGGCAGAAGATGAAGATGACGATATTGTAGTCCACAGCCATAGATGCCAACTCTTGTGCAATCTCTTGAAGTTTACTGTTAGCGTCACCCGCATTCTCGCCATTGGTAAGGTTGGTGATAGGATCAATAAAGATAGCTTTTGCACCCCATTCCACTGCACTGAGAATATCTGTCTTAAGGGACTCCCAGCCCAAGTGTTGATACAAGTTGACCATTGCAACGCGATCTTTGAGGATTTCACCAGCCTTGTCGTATGCTTCATAGTCGAATTCTCGCTTCGGATCATGGAATACGCGACCAACGATCTTACCCGCCAAAAGTTTGTAACTTTTAACATTGCTTTCCTCCGGCTTTGCTAGGAACACCTTAGTATCATGTTCCTTGATGAAATGGGCGGCTAGTGTATTTACAATCTCACTCTTACCCATCTTGACACCAGCACCGATGTAGATGGTTTCTCCATAGCGAATACCACGAGTAACATCATTCAAATGAGGCCAAGGCCACGACAAATCACCCCAAGTAGGTGCCTTACGAGCTTCTTCATGAAGCATAGAGCCAAATACCAGCTTTGTGTTCTTGGCTATAGTCGTATGGAACGTAATGGCGTTGAATGCGGCCTTACTCTTGCCCTGAATGAGACAATCGTTAGCATCTTTACATGGAAGGTTCACTACCTTAGCTCCGGGGAATACCAACATGGCTTCCTTCGTAGCTTTCTCACCAGCTTCATCCATATCGAAGCAGATGATAACTTCTCTGAAATATTTGTTGATTTCAGCCTTAGCTTTCGTCAAGTCACGTCTAGCATTACCAGCACCGTGAGGAAGGGAGATAACAGCAGGAGCAAAGTCCTTATACTGCTCTTTTGTATTCCTCTCGACGATTTTAGTGACAGCCATCGTGTCATCTTCACCTTCGGTGATGATAAGTTTCTTGCTACCACTGGCTTTAGCTATTTCCCAACCAAATGGGTCTACATTCTTAAGATCACCGATAGACCAAATCTTTTTTGATCCACCTAGCGTCTTAATCTTATAGCCCACAAGCTTACCATTACGATGGTAAGGATAATACAAGGCAGTTGGTGTTTTACCGTCAGCTTCACTCACGGAAGTCTTAACACCATACTTTTCAAGCACATCATTTCTGAGCTTACGCTCAACGATTGTAAGAGAGGGATAAGTTTGGACCTCACCTATCTCTTCACGAATTTCCTCTTCGGACTTAACCTCTGGTTGGGGTAGACTGGACGTTGCTCTCGGCTCACCATAAGGATTGGCTACATATGTACCGCATGAGAAGCAGAAACCATTAACGTTCCCATCTTCACCAGCAAATACCTGTAGTCCTTTCCTTGATCCACACGAATGTGGTAGTTTATCGAGACAAGTTCCTGCCATTCAACACCTTCTTTACTAGTTCAATATAATCACTGTCATGATTGTAAATTGTACCTGTCCAATCGGCTCCACCGATGTCACCTTTCACTACATAATCATAGTTGTCAGTGCCTTTGATGTGCTCAATGGTTATAGAGCAACCAATATCTTCGTCTGGAGTGTAGATATTCACAATTACATTCATCAGCCATACCTCTTCTGAAGCTTATCAATGTTTTCCATTGCGATTTCATTGAAATCTAGGCCATAAGTGTCACCGAGCACAGCTAGATACCACAACACATCACCAATTTCTTCCTTGAGATGCGGAATATCAATCTCTTTACCCGGACGATGACCCTTCTTGATGATTTCCATCACCTCACCAGCCTCTCCACCTACACCGAGGGCTAGGAGAAGAGGATTACGGTCTGGACCTAGTGTAGCTACAGCTAGTTCTTGGTATTTAGATAGATTCATACCTTACGTTCCTCCACACCACGAATGTATCCTTCGAGAGCATCAGCTCCACCGATACACTGATTGTCAATGATTACGATAGGGACAGATTTCATACCAGCCCAATGAACAACATTATTGGCGTCAACTGGTTTCATCTGTGTCAGGTCGAAATATTCATAGTTCCAACCACGTTCATCGAGATATCGTTTAGCACGAGCACAGTGAGAACAGGTTGGTGTCCCATAAATCTGAATGTTCATCGACGATTATACCAACGCTCGAAGCTATCCTTCTTGTTAGCACGGTTGTAAAACTCTTCCAGTAGAGTAGGGGGAGCCATAGTCTTATAATTAGCATTAGTCATTTTCAAAGTTCCTCTCAATAGAACTGCCTACAATTTTTGTAGGTAAATTACGGGTTTTAGGACTTAATAATACCGAAATGTATATCTCTCAAATCAGAGAGAAGCTTATCACTCACTTCCAAACGTCTCATAGTTTCAACTAATTGACGTTTCATTAGAATATAGGCTTCTGCTGTCACCCACATACCCTTATCATCACCGATGTATTTGATTGTTCCAGTCGACTCTATCGTATATCTCTGTGCCATTTACTTATCCTTCCAATGTTGTTCTGGTTCCCTTCGTTCATCAGCTATATCTGCTAACCTACTAAGGTCTGATGTAGAAATATGAGTTACGCTTAATTTATTAGCTAAATCATTTCCAAACACTCTTATAAGCTTGTCCTGAACAAACTCTCTTTCTGATGATTTATACAACTGCCTTCACCGACATTCCCGGGTGGATAATATTCTTCCAGTTAGCGAAGGATGTTACTGGAATACGCTCACGACCATTGGCAAGCATGTGCTTGAACACCTTAGCAAAGGATGCACCATAATAGCCAAGGATTTCCGGGGCTGTATTAGCCTCAAGGAAATATGCCTGATCGTCCTTAGAGATAATGTCGATTGCTGCAAAGTCAAGACCTGAGAGGTTAAAAGAATTCACAGCACATTCAACGACAGACTGAGGCCAGTCTTCCCATGCGATGTATTCAAAGCTACCCTGCTCAACACAACCCCAAGACACAGCATTACGATCCTGTGGCATCTTCTCAACGACGATGAAAGGTCGACCCTGTGCAATGAAGACACGATATTCCTTTTCCTTGGCAATGTATTCACTGATGTAATATCCACCAGCAAATTCAGCTACAGCACTACGAACCTCAGCAAGGTTGTTAGCAAGGATAAGACCCTCACTACGCTGGTGTACCAAGGGACGAACAATAACCGGCTGTACACCGTGCTCTAGGGCGTATAGAGCCCATTCCTCAACACTGAGCCAAGTCTTAGGAGCATGACCTGCATCCCCCACCTTCTTACGGAATGTACCCTTCTCACTCGTTTCCTGAATAGCCTTCACCTTGTTGATGATCTTAGGGCCATTAGGGATACGACGAGTAGTACCCCAACGAATAACCGTATCATTCTCACCAAGAGGTGGGAGATCATCCTCACGAGTGATGATATTCATCCCTTCAAAGTTATTACGAATGAAGAATGTATTGAAGCCTAGTTCACCACGAAGTAGATGCACAGCCATATGAATTCTCCTTATACGAAACGAACGAAGTTGATACGGACACGAGCCTTAGCTCGTTTATAAGCAGCTACAGCATCGTCAGCCAAAGAGTAAGTAGTGGCATTATCAATACTACGATACCAATATGAATCATCGCCTGATTCATAAAAATACTCTCGAAAGAAAACCCCCTTCACTACAATATAACGACCATTACGTTCTACAACACGAACAAACATATCTTATCTCCATTCCAACAGTTTAGCTCTACCCTTAGGTTCCATAGGCTGACGGCCCCTTAGACGATCATTAGACCCTTCCGACGCCACGTAGATCGTTGCGATAAAGGAAATTCCGTCCATTGTCGTAACATCAATTTCCCTTTTGACGTATAGATAAGGGACGCCTTCAAGTCTGTCAAGGTTGGCGAGAATAGATTTGTTGTCAGTTTGATACAGCTCGCCGACAATAGAGCCATTATGATCGCCGGGAAAACCATCACTGACAAAGGGAAAACCCCCATCGAACATGGTAAAGTCCTTAGCCACAGTAACTGCTTCTCCGAGATAGACCGCATTCCCCAATACTCCATGATTACCGTGCTTCTTCTTCAGCGTACCATAAACGAAGATGTTTGTTGGTTCATTCTGCATCGGTAAGCTTCTTCACAATAAACTTCACCATAAGAGCATTGAACCGTGGCTTACGGTTCTCAATCTTAGACTGGACAATCATATCCACAATATCATGTTCCATTAGAAACCTCCTTGTTCAATATCAAAGATGTTGGCGTTACGCTTACCGATCTCAGTCCAATCAACACCAAATGCAATCATCTGTACACGACGAGCACTCTCACGAATGTTCTTCTCAATGTCATCAGTCTTTTCAAACAGATGATATGTATTCGGGAGACAACGACGAAGGAACTCCAACTCACCATCCCCACTCATGCTAGAGATGACATCTACGGGGTCAGAGAAGGTTTCTGAAGCCTCTCTAAGGTCATCAATGATAGTGACCCACAGCATGATGTCATCAAGCTTCCCTGTACCCCGCATACCACGGAATTCAAGGCTGCCATACTTGAAGAGAGAGCAGAAGTTGAGAGACGCATACCGAATGATATCGTCCTTCAGATACTTCAAGTTGCGAGTATTGAGAGACTTCAAGACACGGAAGAGAACATATTCAGCATCACCAGTACGATGAGTGAACAGATTACCCTCACGAGCAGGGCCACACCACTTGAGCAAAGGATACTCAAGAAGATAGTAGCAAGTGGCAAAGGTCATCACCTGTTTGATATTCCAGTCCTGCACATTCATATGAACGTGAACACCAGCCCTGATGCTTTCATCAATCTTGGAATTCAGCTTATCATATGTATCTTGCAACACCTTCAGACTATCAGCCACACCTTTGAGAGAGAGTGGACCCGGTGTGACATATTCCCAAGCTTCACGAGCCTTAAGACTACCATCGCGTTCAACACGCCATACATCCTCTGACAGGTGTTCAGGAGTGGGAAGACGAACGCCTTCCACCTCAATCTCTACACCATACAGATCAGTCTTCCACCTACTGCGGTCAAGACTCAACAGTGTCTTAATATTTCTCATGCTGCTCGTCCTTCCATAGCTTCTTCAAATGCTTCTCGACACCAACTACTACGATCATTGATCGTTACGAAACGAGTGGCAATATCCACTTCACCAACGTTGAACATTCCCTTGTATTCAAGAACACCACGAGTGTTCAAGGAGAAGTCACGATGGAAAGCAATCTTTGATGCACGCCCACTCTCAAGACTAGTCTGAAGTTTACCAATAGCAGAAGAGAATGTCGGAAACTTACCAACGATAGTCTCAGCCACTGCCTTCCAACCGATCTGACGGGGATTAGCTCCTTCAGGATCGAAGATGTTCATCATACGAAGCCCTTGTCTCCAGTCACGACGCATAGGAGCACGGGTAAGATAATGAGCATTGTTCTTGAAGTTGACATAACCAAGAGGTACTGGATCAAGATTGAATTCATCCAATGATGCATGATGAACACCTTCATCATCACCAGAGATGAACGTATAAGCCACTCGAATAAGCTTACCATCCTGTTGACAATCATGCACCATGACAGGTGCTCCCTTGTAGCGAATGATTGTCTCGTTCAATCGAGTACGAGCATACTCTGCTGTATCGTAAGTTTGCATTTACAATTCCTCAACATCAATAATATCAGCGAGTTGGGCTAGAGCCGCAGGACGCCGAACAGGACGGACCTGTCGATTATGAGCCACACGAATCATTTCATCCAGATTAAGCGGTGCTGCTCTATCAAGAATCACACGCTGTTCCCATTGTGGAGCACCTTCAGGGATATTAACAGCAAGAGCTGCTGCCTGAAGAGTATTGATAATATTCCAATAATCAACATAATCATTAGCATTGATTGTATCGATATCAATATCGTTCTTATGGATAGCCTTCATAGTGAAACGATTGAAGATGTATTCACGAGAACTATACTTGGAACGCCAATCAGCATAAACAGGACGACTCTTGTTAAGCTTCCTGTTAGCTGTGATGATATTCTTGAGAGTACGAGACATGAATCTCGTCTCAATGCGATATCCATTACTATCTTCTTCACGGAATTGACGATTTAGAAGGTCTGCGAAACCATAATCAATATTGTCAGCCAATGCAGAATAGTCCCAAGAAACGTTAGTGACAGCAGCAGGATTACCATTGTAATACTGACGGCCAGCAAGTAGTTCCTTAGCAGAAGCGATGGTCATGTGATAAACAATACGACGAAGAGCCGGATCATTCACCCACTTGTTGGACATTACACGATATTCAACACCATAGGGCTTGGGACGATAAGCACCAAACTGACCATACATTTCACGACGGGTAGGGTCTTCATCCCAGATACCAGAAGCAAGACCAATGGAATGATCAAGCTGCTTGGTGAGCATACGACACGCTTCGATATGATTGGGGTCAGCTATGTCTTGGTCATTAGTCCAACCAATGTGGATATGACCGGATGCAGTACGGATACCCAAACCGCCATCAGGAGAAGGATTAGCCACACCAGTGTAAGCACTGTAATCAGGATCGCAACCAAGCTCACGAGCCTTCTCTGGTTGTGCATCAATGTATTCTTTGCCGAAGTGAGCAACCGGGCTAAAATCGAATTCATATTCAGGCCCCACCATCTTTCTCAATTCACCAAGAACAGTGGTGATATTGTTGTCAAACTCTGCAAAGCTGCTGGCTGGATCAATGTTGAACTCAAGAGCCATACCATCAACTTGAACAGCACCACCCTTCACCTTGTAAGGTTCAGCCTTAGTACCGGGGATCAGGTTGTATGCACTAACATGCTTACCATCCTTCTTGACGAAGAACTCTGGATCAGCGCCGATAAGAAATTCAGTCATTTAGCACTCCTTAATTTGCTTTGTTACGCTTAGGAATAAGGTCCTGATAGAATGGGATGGAAGCACAATCCCCACACAGGAAATCATCATGGTCTAGGAAAACAATCTTCTTGTCACCTTCCTCGGCCTTACTAAGGCACCCTGAACAACCATTCTTGGTAGCACGCATCCATTCATCGTATGAAAGGAAACGTTCCTGATAACCAATATAGACACCAGCGTAGTTATCAGTACGCTGTTCTTCAAAAGGGATGGAATCATCCACCTTATTCGGCTGAACGAAAGTGTCAGAGATATCTACCTCACTCGTTACCACCTCAACGATAGAACGGAGGTCGATAAGGAAATACATCTCCATACCACGACCACCATGGAAGTTCTTCACAAACTTCTTGATCTTACCACGGAAGATAGTGTTGTGCTTCTTACTAATCCAATTCTTCCAGTTCTTATTACCAGCACCGAAGATACGGATATCGTAATCAACCATTGGGCTATCAGGATAACAAGCAAGATACTCAGCCTTGCTCATACCCTTCTTGAGATCACCAACACGGAAGAGAATGTCACTGTCGACCAGACGGTTCATCTCCTGTGCCCGTTCCTTCATAGGGGGCAGCCCTGCCTTGGAGGAGGGCGTGAAGATATTGGATGATGTTCCTTGGTCGCTCAGGCTGCGGTCGAAAGGGAGGACATTACTTCTACTTCCTCCGTGATTATTGTTCTGATGATGACGATGATAGACAATCGGAGGTGGCTTATACCCCTCAATCTTCAGGCTAGTGTCCCATTCCTTCTTACGGAACACATCAATATTCACGTTGCTTACATCAAGCGTATAGAGAACATTCTCTTCAAAGGAGAAGATTTCACCATGCTTAACGCCAGCAATCTCAAGAGCAAGCTCAAGCATCCAACGCTGACTGGCCCAGAAAATAACATCACGATCTTCACGACGAGTCCAGTAGAGAGGACGATCCTTATTACGGATGATCATCACCTTCTCTTCCATCATATCGTACCAAGTGAGGGCGTATGATCCATGGATTTTAGGAATAACTTCCTCATGACCGAACTGATCGAAGTTGTAGAAGATAGCTTCACTGTCCACTGCAAAGTCATTACCCTTTTCAAGGCCAGCAGTGGAGACTAGTGTACCATTATGGGCACCAACAATGGAGTCATGATGGAAAGGATGAGCGTTCTCATCAGTGATAGCACCCTTTGTAGCGAAACGATTGTGACCAATCATTGCACGAGCACGTACACCTTGATGAACATTCTTACGATCGAATGCCTTGTCTTCATGGAACAGGTGATGTGGACCACCCACCTTCTTGTGAAGGCTGATGTCATCATTGTCACGAGCAATGACGGCTAGACCAGTACTGTCTTCACCACGAGATGAGTCATATACCAGCAACCACTTCATTGCTTTCTTATCGGCCTCAACAATGTTGCCAGCCATTCCTACAAGTCCGCACATTAAATGCCGTCTCCTTCTGTCCAATCAATTGTAGTTAGAATTGTAGCTGATTTATGTAAGACTTGATCAACAGGGTATCCAAAGATAGCTCCCGATGCGGTTTTAATGATGTTCATTTTACCAGACAGTTTAAGCTTAGGCTTAGGTGGCTCCACAGTGTAACCAAGAGAGACAAGCAAGTCCTTAGCCATACTCTCATCGGTAGCACCAGCACGCTGGACAAGTGTATACATATCAGGATCACAACCAATATAGGTAGCACCAGATGATGGTGAATAAATATCAATCAGCCCACTATCAGTAACACGAATCACACGTCGACGACCTCCAGTCTGTCGCGGCCCGTCATTACGTGTAATCAGGTCATTTTTTTCAAACTTGGGCATTTCTTTCTCCTACAATAGCGTTTAAATGGACAGAGCACGTCACTGACGGCTGTTAGCTATGTCTCTGGTCCCTACCTAGCCTAAAGATACAAACAGCTCTCAGTGGCTTCTATTCACCAATCCTTGTCAAACAGGCAAGTGCAAAAACGATAGTACCACCAGAGGTGACATACGAGAGGCGGATCAGCTGTTCGACGGTATATGGGTCCATGATAAGATCATCCTTGTGAATTGGTGACCCCTGTAGGACTCGAACCTACGACATGCGAATTAGAAGTTCGCTGCTCTGTCCAGCTGAGCTAAGGGGCCGATTGATATTAGTCTTTAAGTGTTTCACTGATAGCTGTCAAATGACCAATCAGCTTACTGATCTGTGCTTTATCAGCATAACCAGCATAGTAAAAATATGCATGAAAACCTGTCTGGAGAGTCCCAACAGTAAGCCCGTCATAAATACCCGGCTTGATAGTCTTGGTAATGGTGGCAGGTACAATAGTAGTGACAACAGGGCCAACATTTTCTTCTACTACCAGCTCAAGATAGTCTGGATTATGTCCAGCACCATTG